ACCTGATATTTCGGTTTGCGGAGGCCATGCGTGGGATTGTGCTCGATCACCCCAGCCTCGACTGCGTATGAGAAGATGCCGCCAAGCAGACCCATCGTTCGGATCGCGGTTCCGCGGCCGCCGCGGACGATGGCCTTGCCGCGGAGCTTTTCGGTCTTCACGGTCACGCGCGTCTTGCCGGCAATGATGTCCTTCATCAGATTGTTCATGTCCGGCTTGGTGATGTCCCGCACACGTCGTGCCCCGAGAAGAGGAATGATGTGCCTGCGGATACGGCCGACATCGGTGGCGATCGTGGTGTCCTTCTTTGGCCGGCCGCCTTTTCCCAGGATGAGGCCAGCTTCCATGTCGGCGATATACTGCTCGCAGAGCTGCTTGATGGTCAGCGCCTTGCGATCTTCCTCGCGTTCTTCAGCAGGATCGCCGCCATGCGCGACATGTCCAAGCAGGGCCTTGGCTTCGCGGCGGGCGGTCTCGGGCGTCCAGGCGCCATGAAGGCCAATCGTGTAGCGACGTGAACGGCCACGAGAGCGGTACTGGACGATGTAGCTGCGCTTGCCCGAGGGATAGACACGAAGACCGAAGCCCGGCAGTTCGTCATCCCAGATGACGTGACCTTTGCTCTGCGGCTCGGCGGTCTCTACGAACCGTTTGGTCAGTTTGGTCATGCTCCCGTCCCTCGGAAGCCCCGATTTCGAGTAAGCACCACGCAAGCACGCGGGCGGAAATCAAGGCGTATTCTCGGATAGAGACTTCGGAGAGCGGATTCTGAAAATCAATAATTTTCAGGTGGTTATCGTGCTCTGGCGTGCCCTATCGTGCAATTCGGATAGGCCCTTAGACCAGCTCCGAAGGCAGAGGCCAGAGGTTCGAATCCTCTAGGGTCCGCCATAAACTACTTCAAACCCCTTATTTTTATGACGGAAACTGCTTCACATTGCCGGAGTTTCCAACGTGGTTGCCAACAACCATGCTTCTTTTGTTCGCATCGCGGGTGTAATGGCTGACCTCGGCCAAAGATTCATGCCCCGTCCATGCCCCGATTTGGTGCGGCGTCCATCCGTTCTCAGCAAGGATCACGGCGCGGGCGCGGCGCAGGCCGTGGGCTGTCCGGCTCTCTAGGCCAGCATCGCGGGCGGCACGGCTTACAAATTGGCTCAGAGCCTTCACAGATCGGCCCTTGCCCGTGGTCGTCAGGATGAATAGCAGGTCAGGGGATGCGGCATCCAGGAACAAGCGGCGATCAGCCTCCAAATACGGGGCAACGGGCGCGGTGATCGGCACAACGGCTGTGCCCCCTGTTTTCTCTTGCACAAATTCAAGCACGCCGTCGCTAACGTGCTGCCAGCCTATCACAGCCGCATCAACGCAACGCGCAGCGGTCCAGTATATCACCTCGAAGGCTTGGCGCTCTGGCGTGCCTACAGGCCAGCGCTTACGAAATGCTTTGATGTCGTCTGGCGTCCATGTGCCGTGCGGTGTGGCCTTTGTCTTGCCGATCATGGCATCCTTGGCAGGGTTGTCGCTGCGCAGGAACTCAGATTGCGCAAAAGCGAAGATAGCCCGCCAGATTGTACGCTCTCCCCGCTGTGCGCCGGGGGATACCTTGCGAATGGCTTTGTTGACTAAATCGGTCGTCAGCTTGTCGATGGGCGAACTGCCGTACTGAATGGCGATCTTCTCAAGCCTGCGCCGCCATACCTTGCGGGTGCTTTCCTTGCGTTGTTTGAAGTCATTCGAGGCAATGAATAGCTTGATCGTGCTGGCAAGCGTCCCGTCTGTCGGGGCGTAATGCTCGGCGTCCACATAGGCCCGCAGAAAGTCGGGGTGGTTCTCAGGCAGGTCCGGCAGTGACACGAATTGCCCCCTTACGCGGCGGTAAACGTATCGCTTGCCGTTGGGCTTCGTGACAACCTTGATGCCCTTTAGTCGAACGCCTTTTGCCATTCCTCTACGCCCTCCGATTGCTTTTTGCCATCATACGGCAGGTTGTCCGCGTAATCGTCAAGGTCCAGGCGGTCATATAGGACGTTGCCGCCATCGCGCCGGACGGGCAGGCCCTTGGATTTCAGCTTGGTTACGCTCATGCCAAGGTAGGTTGCGGCGTCGTGGATCTTCATTAGTCGTGCTTGGCTCATTCTGCTTCCCCCTTTGGCGAAGATGCTCGGTGCTTGAGCTTAGCGCGGTATGCCACCGCCGCAGCCATATCTTCATCGGTGGCTTTGCGCTCTTTGTGGCAATGCTTGCAAACCCCCTTCGTGTACTCAATCGGGTACGTGAATGATGGCTCCCACTCGTGATCTCCGGTGTTAAGGCAATCGGCAGGGATCGGGTGGTAGTCAAAGGTTATCACCGTTTCAAAGACAAACATTTTGCCGCAACTATGACACTCGTGTTCGTGTCTGGTGTCTTCGGAATATCCATGCCCATCATCATGGCAGACTTCACATTCAGCTTCGCAATACGGGCAATTCATGTCGCTCATGCCTCCCCTCCCTGTACCCCGAAGGCCGATAGGATGGCGGCGGTGTGGTGGGCTTGCGCGGCGGCTTTGGCGGCTTCTAGGGGGCGATCACCTCCAAAGTCTGCCAAGTAGGTTGTGCCGAATGAGGCGTGTAGCAAGCGTCGGATTTCCCGCCGTGGGGTGCTAATATCCTCAATCACATAATTCCCAGCGTGATGGCGCTTTCCACCACCTAACCACTCCAACGGCAGAACTCGCCCCGGCATCGCGGCAATGATGGCGTCGGCAACGTCTGGCGAATTTAGCACGCGCCCCTCGTCGTCCCCGACAGCCGCATCGTAAACGACAGAGGCCAGTTTTTTACGCAGTTCACTCATGGGGTGTCTCCTGTGTGGTGGGTAGGGCGGCGCGGGCATAATCAACGGCCTTGTCAAAATCATCCGCCCGCATACTGAAAAGAGCGTCTACGTCAGCCTTGCCCTTTGACGGGTGGCGACGTGCAAACCTGCGATACGCAGACGCAGCGCCCGCGAGATTTGCCGCAGTCGGTAGAAACGCCTCCCGCGCGGCATCCCGCTCCGCCCGCAACTGCCGCACAATCCCCGCCTCCGGGCTGTCTGGCCCGTGCCTATGCTCCCAAAGGTGCAAGTGGCGGTCTATCTGGGCTTCGGTCCAGTTGGTCATTGGCTGTCCTCCGCAACACGCTGACAGCCAACAGGTGTCAGAAATTCAGCACCAACTTCGCGCAACATGTTCGCCGCGTCATGCCGTAGTGGTTCATCCGCAATGTGCCAGCGTCGGAAAAGCTGCCGCCAGAAACCGACGCGCTCAAGAGACATGTTGTGCAGGATTGAAAGCGCACGTTGCTGTTGATTAAAGGTCACTGGCTGTCCTCCGAGATAGCGCGTAGGGCGGCGGGGTGGTGCCGCTCTAGCCATGAAACGATGTTTTCGGCGTAATCTATATCGCGCACATCCATTTCGTGCGTCTCGCAGATGATGCTCTCGATTTCATCCACGATGTTTTCGCGGTCTTCGGCGGATACCTTCGCCGCCTCCTGCGGCGTCATGGCGTCACATCGCTGCCCCTCGGATACTAGGCGATCCATCCCTGCCTCTTTCATGGCAGCGATAGCCTCTGCATCCGCGTGTTTCTCGGTGCGCAGAATGGCGTTCTCGGCCTCCAACTCGGCAACCCGCTCGGCTTGGGATTGGTACACCTCAACGCGGACATATTCGCCATTTGTTGTCGATCGCATGCTGGCGGTCACACCGATCATTCCGCGCCAATCTTCATGTAGGTACGGCGTGAACCTATCTACCCGATCAGTCATTGCTTAGCCTTCCGTAGCGGGCAATCGCGGCCCTGATTGCAGTCTCTGGTGCATCCGCTGGCAAACAGCGCTTGGATGCGGTTAAACAGCTTGCTCATGTGGTTCTCCTTTGGGTGCCCCCTGCCAAATTGGCGCTCGACAGGGGGCGTTTTGCTCGCCCGAGCAACTTCCATAGAACAAGCGCCCGTCGGGCTTATTGTCGCCACTAGTTCGCTGTGGCCGCGTTATCCCCGGAGCGGGAATCTCAGTAATCGTCGCTTTCGTCAAAATAGCTGGCGTCAAATTCCCAACCTTCGATCTGTCCATCAGCGCCAATGTTCATGATGATGTAATCGCCGTAGCCGTTACCTGCTGGGGAAAGCATAGAGGGCACGTACCCGTCTTTTTGGGTGACAGCTTCCCCGCTTTCTTCGAGCAGAGAATAGATGCCGTCATCGCAGACCTTGTAGTGAGTGGTTGCGATAGTGCCGCCGGGCCAACCTTTGATCTTGCCTGTATCAAGGTCAATCTGGATGTCCCAAGTCTCGCCTTTGGCAAAGGGCATCAGGTCGCCGTCAGCGTCTTCTTTGCCGTTTACGGTGGCGTCTTCCCAGTACCTAACACCGCACACCGCGCGTAAGGTCTTCACTTCCACGTCCACTTTTTTAGTGATGGTGATTTGCATTGGTTCATTCCTTCGGTTGGGTTAAAAATCAATCTCGCCAAGCATCGCCGCGACGGCTGCGCGGGTGCTTGGGATAAAGCCGTAATCCGGCCCGTTTCTCGCTTCCCACGCCCTCTTGCTCTTGTGGTAGGCGTTCGGGCCTTCCTGGTGGCAATCCCAATGGCAAAGCGGGATCGTGTCACGGTCGCCGCTCTTGCGCCCCGCCGCCGGTAGCTGGTCGTATCCGTGCGGCTCGTCGGCAGGCGGTCGGCTCTGGCAGTGGTGGGCGTCATTCGGGGGCGGTGAACCACAGATAACGCAGGGAAGTTGCTTAACTGCGGCCATGTATGACAGGCCGCATTGCCCTTTTTTTGTTGACCGGTGGGCGGTTCGTTTCTTTGAAACATTTCTTAGGCCTTTCTTAACTCTCTTTGGCTTCGGCACCTTGAGGCCAAGCGGGCCACGGGGGGATATCTGGTTCATCGCTTATCCTCCGGTTCGGTCAGCACAACGCCAAGGCGCGTGAAGTGCGAGTGAACAGCGTCGAGATATTTCCGTTTCTGTGGGCTGGTCATTTGGCGGGTCACTCCGAAGTCAAACGGCACCATCATCAGGCGCAGCTTTTGCTCATAGGGCAGTGGCCGAATTACGGCGTCATACTCGGCGGCGAAGTGTTCGTTCTCGGCCTTGAGGATGCCCACGCCGAAGTGCAGCTTGCAGTATCCGCGAAAGCCCTCGGCGGTATCGGTCCCCAGTTGCTCTGCGGCTTCCAGCATCCAGCGGCGCTGCAACCTGTTCTGCTCTGCGCTGCGCCCCTTGCCTGCCGCGATGCTGGCTGTGAAAGGCAGGTCACGCGCTTTTAGCAGGGCGATCAGGCTGTCTAGCTGCTGCTGATTGGTCACGGTGCGCGTTGCCATCTAGCTGTCCTTTCCGCTTGTCTTTCGCTGCAATGATGTCGGGGTCGCGCTGATACGGATACGCGAGGTTATTTTTCCACCAGCCTGCAAGGTCGCTCAGGCTGGTGAAGGCGTTAATGCGGGCGATAAGCCGCGCTTTCCCGTGAGGGGTCAGAAGGGCACCTCGTCTCCGAGGTCACGCGATCCGCCGTACCCGCCACCAGACGCGCCGCTGTCATAGCCGCCGCCAGACTGACCGCCGCCGCTATCCGAGCCGCCACCGTTTCCGTCCAGCATCGTCAGGGTGCCGCCGAAGCCTTGCAGCACAACTTCGGTGCTGTACTTGTCCGCGCCGGATTGGTCCTGCCACTTGCGCGTCTGAAGCTGGCCTTCGATATAAACCTTGCTGCCCTTCTTGAGGTACTGCTCAGCAATCCGCACAAGGCCCTCTTGGAAAATCGCGACGCTGTGCCACTCAACTTTTTCACGGCGTTCCCCGCTGTCGCGGTCTTTCCATGTCTCGGAAGTGGCAATCCGCAGGTTGCAGACCTTGTTGCCGTTCTGAAATGAGCGCACTTCGGGATCGCGCCCCAAGTTCCCGATCAGGATCACTTTATTCACACTGCCAGCCATCAGCCCAATGCCTCCATATACATCTGCGTCACCGCGTCTTCTTCTGCGATTTCGTCCTTGCTGCGTTTACGAAGCGCCAGGCACTTGCGTATGATTTTCGGCTCGTAGCCGCGCCCCTTGGCTTCGGCCATTACGTCCTTCACCTGATCGGCAATGTCTTTGCGATCCGATTCAAGCCGTTCCGCCCGCTCTACGAACTGTCGCAGCTCGTCGGCTGTCACTCGGTAGGTTTCGTCTGTCATGCTGCTTGGTCCTTCTGATCTTCTTCGGTTTCTTCGAGGTAGACGTATTTCTTGGCGTCAG